GAAGCTCCCAAAGCAGTGGAAAAACCTGCTCCAATGACTAAAGCAGAAAGTCTTGCTAAGTCTAAGGAAGCTTATGCTCAGAAACTCCGTGAACAAGAGTTGCAACGTAAGTCTGCATTCAATCGTCCAGATGAGTTGGGTTCTTTGGAACGCCAATCTCCTATGGAACGTATGGCTTCTGATTTGGGTGCTGAACAGTTTCCAGAGAATGTCCCCATGGACAACTCCCCAATGTCTCAAATGGCAGGTCAGTTGGTTGATGAAACTAACACTCCTATCGCTAGGGCAGCTCAGGATGCGTTGGAAGCTCGTCAGCTTGACTTAGAGACTGCTGTGAAGCGTCAACAAGCCCTAGAAGCCACTGCAAATGAACGGATGAAGCAAGAGGCTGCTGCCAGTGTTTCAGAGGCTCACAAGGCCTATATGGACGCTCAGAATGAAGCTCGTCTTGCTGCTGATTCTGCTCGTATGAGTAAGGCAGAGCAAATGCTTATTGACGACACACAGCACGTTTTACCAGACTCTGGTGAATTGTATGCATCTCAATATGGTGTTGAGCGTGGTATGGGACGGGTGGATGAGAACGGTATGCCTATCCGTGCAGATCGTTCTATGGAAGTACAGAACCTTGAGAATCCTTTGCAGCGTAACCTGTGGGGTGATGAGTTGCCACGTCAGTCTTCACAAGAGAGTGTGCGAGGCATTACACGGGCTATGGACATTACTCCAGAAGGTCCGTTGAAAAATGCTCAACGTGAGGCTCTTGGTGCCCCTGCTAAACTTCCTCCTCTTGGCTCTACTGCTCGTAAAGCTTTGATGAAGAAACAAGGTGGTGGTGTTAAGATTGATTGGAACGACAGAAAAAAAGTAGGCGCTCTTGAGAATAACCCCGGTCTCAAGAATGTATTGCGCGATGTTGGGGATTCTCTAATTGAGTCTCCACAAGAGGCAGTGCGTCTAGCTAACCAAGCTCCTGACGTGTCTCAGAACATTGTTCAGAAAGCGTTTAACTCTTTGACCAAGGGTGGAACCTACTTGAAGCAACGTGTTAACCATCCATTGGTTCATTACGCTGTAGATCGTTTCCAACAAGCCAATAACATGGCTCGTGCTGAGATTTCTCAGAAGTTGAATGGTGTATACCTGAATGACCTACGTTCCCTGTCTAAAGCAGAATATCAGGAAGTTTTTGAACTACTGAACACTGCTGACTTGAACAAGAAGGAAATTACTCCTGAGTTCTTAGCTAAACATGGTTTCTCTAGTGCAGTGTCTGACTTCATCACAACCCACCAGTCTATGATGGCGGATGTGTTGGGTAAGATTAACAAAGCTCGTGAAGCTTCTGGTAAGAAACCAGTGTCTGCTCGTGAAGCCTATTCTGCTATGTCTATGTCTGGTGACTACCGCAAGGTGGTTACAAAAGAAATAGATGGGCAGAAGGTTGTTGTGGGAGTTATTGGTGCTGATCGTAAGAGTGGTTCTTTGGGATGGACTCTGGACAAGATTGAAAAGCACATGAAGAAGAAAGATCCAACTCTTGAGTTTGGTCCTATTCGTGAGCCACGGTCTTATGCAGGCTCCTCAAAGGGAACTCCACATGAGGCTTTCCAAGATGCCCTGAACATCATTGGTGAAGACAATCCACATGTACAGGAATTCCTGAATGTTCTACGTGAAGTGGCTAAGGATGATCCTGCCAACTACATGGGCATGCAAACCCACACTATGCAGAAGAAGGGTGTTTGGGGTATGGAAGGCCGTAAGCCTTGGATGAAGGAAAAAGAGAACGCGACTCAGTTCTTTGAGAACCAAGTTCGGTATATTGAAAGTGCGTATCAATGGAGTGCATTGGCAGAGGCCTCTAAGGAAGTCAACACAGCATTGCGCGATACTAGTGTTGTGTCTAAACATAACAATGCCACCGCTTTGGTGGAAAGTTATATGCAACAAGCTCTAGGACTGAACCCAAGTAAAGTTGGACAGGCCGTGGATAACTTGTTTAATATGATTGGTGATGGTTTGGGTGTTGGTCCAAGTAACCTTAAAGCTGCTGTTGGAGCAGGACGGTCTACTGCTAACACATGGATGCTGTCTTTGAACCCATCGTTCTTGGCTATCCAGTTGATTCAGGCTCCCGCTGCTATTCCTGCGGTCACGGCATTTTTGCGTGGCAGAGGTATTGCTCCCAAGCATACTATTGTTACTCAAGGTCTGGACTACATTACCAAGGGTGGTGCTACACTGGCAAAAGGTCGTTTGAATCGTGAAGGTCTATCAGCAATTGACAAAGGTGCTTTGGAATATGCTGAGAAACATCACATCTATGCAAGTGACATGGTTGACCACGGTATGCGGACAAAGAAAGATGGTGGGTATTTTGTAGGCAAAGTTCTACACTCCCCTGCCGCTGTAATTGAGTCGGGTACTCGTGCTACTACCTACATGGCGTTTGTCAAGATGATGGATGAAGCTGGTCTTAAGCCTAAAGACGGTTTGTATGAGCAAGCACATCGGTTCACAGATATGGCAATGAACAACTATAGTTCTATGGAGAAACCTGCTGTTTATAATGCCCTTGGACCTATTGGTTCTATGGCATATAACTTGAAGAGTTTTGGACATAATGAACTGAGTCGTTGGTCTATGTATGCCCGTGAGGCAGCTAACACAGGTAATCCTGTTCCCTTGCTTACTCAAATGGCTACTACCATTGCTCTGGCTGGTACAATGGGCCTGCCATTCTATTCTCAGTGGGAAGAGTTGTACAACTACATTACCACAAAGGTTGGTTCTCCACGAAGCCTGACACTGGACGTTATTAAGATGTCTGAAGACTTGGCTAAGGAAATGGGACCAGATTATGAGAAATACAAGAATGCTGTTAGCCATGGATTGGCTTCTATTGCTGGTGCTGACATCTCTAAACGTGTTGGTATGGGTGATGTGATTCCTAGCAACGCTACGGATGCTGCGTTTGCTGGTGGCGGTAAATTGGCTGATATGGCTAAGACCGGTCTTGGTGTCATTACTAACCCAGACGAGGCACACGCTAAAGCTGCTGCTGTAGCTTGGGCTCCTCCTGTTGTATCTAGTGCCCTAAAGAGCCAATGGTATGCTGACGAGGACTTCTCCTACAGTATGGACCCAGACAAACCACGTAAAGCCACTGCGGCTTTGAATGGAACTGACCGTTTGTTGAAGAGTGTTGGTATAACTGGTATTAATGAGAGTGTACAGAAAACTAAGAACTACGAGTTGGCTCAACTGGATAAGAGTTACCAAGGTTATCGTGAAAAAGCCATGACAAAGATGGTATATGATATTAGCCAAGGCGAACCTATTTCAGAAGAGGATTTGAGTAATTACTTTGACAAAGGACAAGGCGATCCCAAGACCTTTGAACAGAGTTTGAATTCTGCCATTATGGGACTTAACTTGTCTCCTGATACTTTGGCTAAACTCCAACAAAGTCTTAGTAATAGTATCACGGTACAGCGTAGTTTGCAACGTAGATTGGAAAATGAATGATTAATGTAAGATCTGAAAAGAATCTAGTGGGAGTTCATCCCGATCTAGTTAAAGTCGTACGTAAGGTGGCCGAGTCACATAACATTCTTGTTATTGAGGGTGTACGCACACAAGAACGGCAGGATGCTCTTTATGCTCAGGGTAGGACCAAACCCGGTCCTATTGTGACATGGACCAAAGACTCTAAACACATTCAAGGACTGGCTGTTGATGTAGTTAAACTTAAAGGAACTTCCATTGACTGGAATGATGTGAAGTCCTTTGAGGAACTTGGTAAAATCATGCTAGACACTGCTAAAGAACTCGGTGTATCCTTGCGTTGGGGATATGATTGGGACAGTGACGGTAAACTACGTGAGAAGGGGGAGAATGACGGACCCCATTTCCAACTAAAAGATTAATATGAAAAATGATCCTGTTTATAAACACCAACATTATTTAGCAAACAGGGACCTATATCTAACTAGAGCTAAACTTTGGCAGCAAGCAAATAGAGAAAAGAAACGCCTCTATGATAGAGAAAGGCGCTCTGTTGATGGGGATTCCCTACGGGAGTACGATCGTACTAGGGCTGAACTTCCTCATAGAAAAGCTCTGAAACGAAACTACACTCGAAAACGAGTTATGGCAATCAAACAAGCAACTCCAATGTGGATGACTGAGTTTGATTTGTTTATGATTCAGGAAATATACGATCTTGCAGTACGGAGAAGTGTATCCCTAGGAATTGATTTTGAAGTTGACCATATAATCCCACTACATGGGAAAACAGTATGTGGCTTACATGTACCTTCTAATTTACAAATATTAGAGCGTTCAGAAAACAACAAGAAATCGAACAAAACACATTTCGAGCTAGTATAGACGTAAAAAAGCCCCCATATCCTTCACAGGACTGGGGGCTTTTCTTTGCCTATTTATTCTTCGTCGTCTAGACCATAGATCAAATCTAGGTTACGGCCAAAGATAATCTCAAGGAAGGCAATGTTGATGTAAATTGCCCATCCGTCTACTTCTGGATAACTCTCATGTGAGATACCAAATACAACACCATTAATTAAACGTAAAGCAAACATAGGTTTCCTTAACTGAGTCGTAGACCAAACCACCATAGGTCGAGTCTAATAAACCATTTACCCTGATGTTTACCAAACCCAAACCGTAACATTCTGTTTTCAGAATCTAATTTAAGTGTAGTAAACATCATCGAACAGGACAAGCTCCTGTAGCACATTCATCGGAACTGTCGTAGTCTAGTTGACCAGAGACAGCAGTGATTAGCTGTGTTTTAGCTACCAAAGCTTCGTACTCTTCCTTGGTAATCTCTTCCAAGGGAGCCTGCTTAAAACCATGCTCAGAGTGCAGGAGGAAGGACAGACTCTTATGATTGGTCTTGTAGTTCTTCTTCAAATACTCTCGAATGGTTGGCAACTCTTCCTTACGATAATACACAGTGCAGCTAACACTGTTATCACTCCACACCTTCTGCAACCATTTAACTGTCTCCAGTTGGTCAATAGCAGTCATGTCCTTAGCCAGCACAGCATGGTCTGGATGGCGGAAGGGGAACTCCACTACTACCGTACCATAATCTTCTGTACCATCAAAGTTCTGTTGATACTCAACATGATAGCCATGGTCCCGGCATACTTGCACCAATGGGTGATTGGAGCTAATACGGATACGACGCTTCATGTACCGAGCATACGCAGGATGACAACCCGGTGTGACTCCCGGAAGCAAAGAGAGAGTACCAGAAGGCTTAACAGTAGTGATCTTAATACTGATTGGCCAGCCATGGTCCTTACTATACGCTTCATCATAAGCACGAAGTTCTTCATAAACATCAGACAACCAACTCTTCTGTTCTTCTGTAGATTGCAAGACACCTGTGATACCAATACCCATACGCATATTCTTGTGAACAATGTGTTCTGTCTCTTCCAAGTGACATGGAAGGGCGAGACTATGTTTACACACACGATACAGCAAGGTTGCTACATCTAGTAGTTCTGCTTTACTTGTGATGTTGGGTAGATACAACTCAGCCAAGCAACAGGTTTCAAAGGATGCCAAGCTCTGTTCTGCACATGGATTGTATCCTTGTACGTCAGGATCAGGGTACTTTGTGTCTCCTAGTCGTCCAATTTTCCGGGAAAGTCGAAGGTTAATAAGTCCATAGGGTTCCCCTTTACCTTCGTAACCGTCCCAAAAGAACTCATGCAAATCTGCAATATTGTCACAGACGACTGAGTTGTTGGACATTGCTCTCCATGAGGGAATATTACCCAAGTCCCATCGTTTTGCAAGCAAATATTCCACATCATCACAATCCCCAATAGCAATTTGTGCAGAGCGACGAACATTACCTGCCACAACAACAGCACCAATGATGTTCATGATGTCAAGAGCATCAACAGGACGAATCTTCTTGCCTGCTCGTTTCATCAACACTTCACTGATCTTCTCAATACCCCAGCACAGATCTTCTGGTCCAGATGCTGTACCACCAAAGCCCTTGATGGGGGCTCCCTTACCGCGAATTAACTTAGTTGAGTAGGTAAATGGTTGCTTACGTGTACTAATGAAAGCTGCTTTGAGGGTCTTACCAAGCAGAGATACCCAACCTTCGCGGCTGTCTGGTACAATGAAGTCGGCGTCGGAGGAATCTACACGGATGGGGGCTTGGAAAGTACCATTAACAGGTGGTAGCTTGTCCACATTTGAACGCTGAATATTATAACCAACACCACTGCCCAACATAAGAAGATCCATGGCCCAAGTAAAGGGACGGATTGGTTGGTCAATGACAGTAAAGGCGCAGTTTTGGAGACTAGCCAAGCCCAAACGACCCACTGTGTCAGTACCAAGAGTCCACAGGAAACGTCCAGCCACAGTCCCCTTAAGTTTTGTAAGGTAGTGACGAAGACGTTCCTTTTCATCATTAGAAAACCCTACCTGTAATTGAGTATCTGAAGCCTGAATGATACGATTAATAGTATCTTGCCATTCTTCTGTAGCAGAATTGGGATCGTTGTTATCTAGGCGACGAGCATAGGTTCTTTTATAGGTCAAAAAACCTACAGATGACCATGGTGTATTATTATTGTCCAAAATTTGTATATTCTCCGTGCAAGGCCTTACGTGCAGCGGTCATATTATAGACCGCTTCTTCTAAGGTAGTAAATCTACCTACATAGTATTTCTTTTTATTTGCTACAATTTCTACCCTAAATTTATTTCTATTTGAATCAAACAAGATTCCTTTATGTCCTGTCTTATTGTCTACACGCAGCTTGGCATTCATACCATTTTGCTTTTGTGTTACCGGACGTAAATTATCAATCTTATTGTTTGATTTATTACCATCTCTATGATCTATGTATTCTGGAATATTTCCATAATGTAGAGCAAAGATTATCTGATGTTCTCGATACATCTTTTTATTAAACATACCATGACGATAGCCAGAGGGTTCTAAACTACCAAAACGGTTTCCTATTTGTCCACGAGAACCTTTAGCTTTCTTCCATAAGAGTTTTCCATCGTCATAGTAAAAGTATTCCCTGAATTCCTCAATCATATTTTCCCTATTTTGACAGGAGGCTTATTACTACCTCCTTCGATTTCATATTGCCTATTCAGCTTATCCTGCTCCATACGACAGATCTCACACTGCCCTTTCTTCATCCACATTCGGTGCATTTGACACTTACGTGGGTCGATTAGGGGCTTCAGGGTCTGGGTAGGCTTCTTCTGTTCCGTCATAGTTTTTAATGTCCTGCTCTGCCTCTTCCTCTATCACTTGACGCAAGAGGTAGGCTTTCTTGTAATGCTGTTCATTTACAGGCTGAAATGAGTTCTTGTTGGTGTTTTTCATGTGACAACAGACACGAATGTGCTTTCATGTTCGTGTATTTCTTCCTCAAACTTATCAATGATGTCGTACAAGTCATAACCTAGAATGTCAAGGAACTCAGTGACATCTAGTTTAGCAGTGATTAGTTCTTTAAGTTCCTCGGGATGCATATACTTCTACTGCCTTTTGCAAGAAATGGATGGCCTTGTTCAAGTCTTCGATACCGTTCTTATCTCGCCATCGTGCAATGTACTTAAGGGCAGTACCTTCTAGGTATCCGAGATTCCATGCTGTAATGACATCCCATGGTTGTATATTACCGTACTTCTTGTAATGGTCGCCGCCATGTTGAACATCATTTGCTGTTAGAGGCCGTGTACTGATTGGAATATTGGGTAGAGTAGCACTACGTGTGATGATTTCTTTTTCGTTATTGTACATCTTATTTGGAAAATTATATAAGTTAAGTGGAGGGAACGACTCCGTCCAAGAGCGCTCCAACAGAGACAGGGAAGAGTTTGACGACTTCGTCATATACTTTCTTAGCTACTATTTGACTTTCATATTGAGTGTGTGGGTCTAGGCGAAGTCGAAGCATGTCACAAAAAGCACCAAGAGTACCTGACCAAATCCATTCTGTCATCATGTTCTGAGGAAGAATCATACGAGCTTGCTCTGGGGCCATCCCATTATTAGTAAACTGCCCATAAAGATTAAGTAGAGATTGTATGGATTCTTCTAGGTGGTCTTTATCCCAGAACATTTCATAAGACTCATCACTACTGCCTTGTTTAACATTCGCAGCTTTTTTCCTCCACTTCTCTGGAAAGAAGAACTCAGGTTCATCATCTACATATCGACGGCTTACTTCATTCCAAGGCATGAAACGATGTTTTACAAGCTGTCGTGCAACGAAGATGGGCGCCTTAACTCGGAAGGACAAGAAAGCATGGTTGAATGGGCTAAAGTGCTTGTGCTTGGCAAGATAGTTAATGAGCTTTTCATCTCCACTAGTCATCTCCGATGACACTTTATGGAAGCTAACTCTAGCTGCATTAACCACCGATAAGTCATCCCCACAGTGGTTAATGTATGTTACTTCAATGTTTGCTGTTTTCATTTATATTTCTTTTCTAGATACTCAATAGACAAAAACATCTCATCAAAATGCCCGTCAATTACTTCATTCAATACAAGAAGGCCACGCCAGTGCTTATTACTCAGTTGATCCATGTAGGACTCATCGTGTAAGTAGTAACTACCCGCAATGATAGCACAAAGTGGTTTACCGTCAGCTCGTTTCCCATAAGCAACCTGTTTGCCCTGCATATGCCCAGCGACACACGACATGTGAAGTTTATTTATAATAGTCTGTGCACTTGATGCTGGGCGTCCCATTGCCCCAGTCGGCCAATAATGATTAAAGCCAACTCCATTAATAAAAACAGGATGGAGAAAGTCATGCACTTCCCAATCTTTCTCATACTCAAAGTCTTTTGTGGAAATCAGTCCCTCAAGCATTGGATTGTTATTGACTGCGCGGTTAATGCGGTTACAGTGATTGCCAAGAAGCATCACCTTCCTAGGACGATAGATTTTCTCTTTATTATTCTTCTGACGTTCTTGTAGCTCTTTTAAAGGGGCCAATAAAATAGCATTAGCCTTTTTAACAATCTCAATGTCTTTGTTATAACGAAGGCCCTCAAAATACTTAGACCCGGGTTGGTCGTGTGTAGATAAAGAGGGCATGTCACCAAAATCCCCTAAATTTACAACAACGTCTGGGCGATAGTGACAGATTGCTTTACCTGCCCAAGTTAAGTGATCTAGTGGAACTCCTTCTTTTACTTGACAGTCAGGAATAACTAGGATGCGAATTGGTGTGTCCATATTTGGATCGTGCGCCTTTACTGGAATTTTGAGAGTGTGTCAACCACTGCATGTTGTTTAATGTGTATCCGATGGAAGACTCTTTCCGATCAACTGTAGGAGTTAGCTTACGTGTATAACCACTGCCTTCCCATTCAGAGAACATCTTTAAAAAGTCAGGATGGCCTTTTGCCCAAGCATAGAAAACCTCTTTAGGAAGAAGCTCTTTGTCCATATATAAATGGTGCTTTTGCTTCTGTACTCCTGTAATACGACTTGTCATGTTTCTGTATAAACGCATAAGAAAGCCATTAGGAGTCTTCTCATACTTTTTAGTGTAGCTATTTCCATTAGCTAAACGTCTCTGTCTTTGATCTAATAGCCTCTCTTCTTTAGTCAATGTAGTTCCTTATCCATTACGATTTGAGGAGTTATCATTCCATTCTTAATGAGTTGCAGTAGACCTAGCTCAATGATGTAGTCGAACTCCTCATCAGTAACCTCACCGTTAAATACAATGAGTCCATCTTATTTATGGAACACATACATCCAAAACAATCCAGAACTTCTAGTTCCTTTAAAAGAAGCATCAGGACTGTCTGATATTTTTGGTGAACCGGGTCACTGCTGCCAAGC